GCCGTCGTTTGAATCGTACGGTGCAAACCCAACATCCAAAGTCAGTGACGTCACAATCACTATTCGAATCCTTGGATCGCCACCCGGCAACCAAGACTCAACCGACTACATCCTTGGCGTCGTGGACACCATCCTCGGCTCAAACATTGCAGTCATCAATGGACAACCATCCATCGCAACGATCGGGTCGCAAGACCTCCCCTGTTACGACCTCACTATCAAACTCACAGCGACACGCTAACTAACAAAGGAAAAAAATCATGGCAATCGTTTACCAAGGCAGTGGACAAATCACCATTGGCGCAAACAACATTTCACTTAACTGCTCATCCATTACCCTCGAAGCAGGCTTTGACTCGCTTGAGGCAACCGTCATGGGAGCCACTGGACACAAGTTTGTCGCTGGCCTTCAAACGGTCAGCGTTTCGGCAACCATCCTGCTGGAGTACGGCGCGACCTCAGTTGAAAAGTATTTGTCAGATGTTGTCGGCGACGGCGACACCACCGTCATTGTTGCGCCTGACTCTGGCGTGGCCGCACCCGGGAATCCGATTTATACGATTTCTAACATGATGATTTCGTCGTTTATGCCGATCTCAAGCACCGTCGGCTCCCTCGACACCATGACCGTTACGGGCACTGGTGGCACTTGGGTTCGCGCAGTCGCCTGATCTAACCAACACAAACAAAGGACCCCGACATGATTGGTATGACGTTACGAGTAGAGATGCTCGACGGAGAAACACACGAGGCACCGATCACTTACGGTGTTGCGTGCAGGTGGGAGGATCATCACCCACAGTTATCCGTCGGGCAGTTTCTAGAGAACATGAAATTCAAGGCTTTGGCTTGGTTGGCATGGGACGCGGTGCGCTCGAGTGGCGTAATCGTGGAACTGTTCCCCAAGTGGGTTGAAAAAGTAGGGGACATCACGTTTGTCCCAAAAGAGAAACCCAAGCAGGACGCGCAGTCAACCTGATAGCGCAGCTGGCAATTAGGACAGGCATCAGTCCATTGGATTTGATGGAGTGTCCAGCGTCGGTTGTGGATGAGATGGTTCGCTTGCTGGTTGAGGAAAACGAGAAAGCGAAACACAAACGATGAGTCTTGGAATTGATCTCAAACCAACTGGCCTGAAAGAGGCGTTGCGAACGATCAATTCCATAGACCCTAAATTGCGTCGTGCTTACGGCAAGCAGATTCGTGAACTTGGCAAGGTCGTCGTTGACGCGATCACGCCATTAGTGCCGTCGTCGTCACCGACTCGGGGCATGGATGGGCAGTGGCGTACCGGGTGGAAAAACGGTCAGACAAAAAACGTCGTTGTCAAGACCAACACTCGAAAAGCACGCAAACGCAACATTGCTTTGGGCGCTCAATATGAGACAATCGGAACGATCACTGTCGGCACAAAAGGCGCGGCTCTCGCGATCGCTGACATGGCTGGCAAAAGTGGCAATAGAAGTCGTAGTGGTCCGCGTGCGCGTCCAAACTTTGCTGGCGTCCTTACTTCAAGCCTTGGTCGCGGTCCGTCGCGTATGGTTTGGGCTGGTGGAGAGAAAGCGATCCCAGATTTTCAGAAGGCTTTAGAGCCTGTCATTAAAGAGGTAATCTTTAAAGCGAATCAAGAACTTATGAAGGTGAACCGCTAATGGCAATTAACATTCCAATTCTCACCGAGTTCTCAGACTCAGGTATTAAGGCCGCTAAAGCCGCTTTTGGTAATTTCAAAACTGCCGTCGGTGACGCTCAGGGTGGCATGGGCAAATTTAAGGCTGGTTCCAAAGTTGCTTTAGATGCCGTTGCCGCCAATGCCGCATCTTTTGCGGTTGCTGGCGGTGTCGCTTTAGCCAAGTTTGCCATGGAAGGTGTTCAGGCTTTTCAAAATTTGGCGTTAGGTGCCGAAAAGTTTGCTACCTCCACAGGTTTAGCAATCGAAGACGCCTCCCGATATATGGAAGTTGCAGGCGACATCGGAATTCCGATTGACGCCGTTTCGACTGCTATCGGTCGCCTCAACAAAACCATTGGTGCAGACCCAGACAAAGTGCGTGAACTTGGCGTTGATCTTGTTTATTTGGCTGACGGTTCTTTAGACGTCAACGCAACATTTTTAAACACTATTGAACGAATCAAAGGCATTAAAGACCCAGCGGAAAAAGCCAAAGTTGCGGCCCAACTGCTTGGCAAGGGCTGGCAGTCAATGTCAACCCTTATTGAAATGGGTGCCGACGATCTTAATGCTGCCTTGGGCAAGGTTTCGGATACAAAAGTCATTAGTGCCGAAGAACTCAAAAAAGCCAAAGAGTTTCGTGACACCATGGATGATTTAAATGATGCTATGGAGGACCTCAAACTATCCCTTGGCCAATCCTTAGTTCCAATGTTAACCGATATTGCTAAAATCTTTGGGTCAATCAACGATGTTCGCGGTTGGATATCTGATTTGCCCGGTGTTTCAATTTTTACAACTGCCATAAGCAAAATCAGCAGTCCTATTGCGCTTGTTAGTACTGCATTAGACGGATTAGGCAGTGCTGCTGGTTTTGTGTTTGATTTGTTCTCAGACGAAAAAGAAGTGATCCCTGTTTTTGCTGACGACATGGTGTTGGCTCGAGAGGACACGGACAATTTTAAAACAGCCATAAAGCAAGCCCGATTAGATGCCATTCTGCCGTTTACTAACGCGGTGGACGGTATGAGCACTGCGTTAATGAATGCCGACAACGCTTGGAAAGTTTTAACAGACAACCTTGAACAAGAAGTTGCGTTAGACCAAGCCAAAATTAAACTTGCAGAACTTGAAGCCGCCGCCAAACTTGCGTTTGGTTCAGGTAGGCAAGCCGACATTGACGCCTATGAACAAAAAGCCCTTGACTTTGTTACGGCCTTAGCGGCGATCGCTGGCGGTATGAGTGACATTTCGTCCAAAGAAATTTTGATCCGTTTCAAAACTCAGGGTCCAGCAGCTGCTATCGAGTTGGCTCAATGGATCGCCCGAGGTGCCGAATATGGCGGTCTCAGCCCAGTGGACGCTCTTAACCTTGCCGGTATCTCTACCTTGCCCCCACGAGCCCTTGGTGGTCCAGTAATGGGCGGTAGTTCTTATCTTGTGGGCGAGCAGGGAGCAGAGATTTTTACCCCTTCCACGTCTGGAAACATCACACCAAACCACGCTTTAGGCGGCGGTGGCACCATCAACATCACGGTCACTTCAGCTGATCCGAATGAGGTTGTTCGAGCGTTGCAAACTTATGTCCGCCAGTCGGGCCCTGTGCCTGTCAACACTCGGACCATGTAATGACAAAACTCACTTGGCGTATTAACAAAGGCACAGGTGGAGGTGCCGTTGACATTACCGACAAAGTTTTGTCTATGAATTTTAGTTTTGGACGAGAAAAATATCTTGACACTTACTCAGGCAAATTCCTCAATCTGACGATTAACAACGCTTCCGATTATGCGTCAACGATCGCTTATGGAACCACCATTGACGTTCAAATTTTGAATAGCAGTGGTGTAGTCCGAGGGAACTTTAATTTTTGGGTTCAAGAAATTAACTACAACGACGCACCGGGCGGTGTTGGATTAAACACGGCAACCCTTATTTGTGCGGACTGGTTGAGTCGAGCGGGACGAGTCCAAGCGACTTCGTATGTCATACCGCAAAACACGGTGTATGAACAATGCCTTGATTTCAATGCTAGCGCAGGTGGTCCACTCCCAACCGATCTAGAATTTTTTGGTTTAGGTGGCAGTAGTACTTCAATCGGTTCAGCAATTACTTATACAGGCACAGTTTCTAACTATGTAAATTTGGCTGTCACAACTGAACGCGGTTTTTTGGTTGCTTATGATAACAATTTGTTTATTCGTAGCAGAAATTTGATTAGTGGTACTTCCCCAGCAACAATTCAATTAGGTCGGACTGCTACCGCTACACAAATCGGTTACCAGTCTTTTGATCGAATCCAGAACGGCTTGCAATTCATCAACAATGCGACCATTACCAGTACTGGTGTAGCAGACCAAACGGTGTCAAATGCTAGTTCCGTTTCCACTTATGGCAGTTCTTTTTATTCCAGTCAAACCGTTGACTATGACGCCACTCAAGCAAACGGGAACGCCAGTTGGATTGCAAACACTTTGAGTGACCCTGCGTCGCTAAGGTTCAGTTGTTCTTTTAGCGATGTAGCGCAAAACCAAACCGCTTTAGACGATCTAATTTCTTCAATGTTTTATATTATCTCAAATAACAGGATTTTGACTTTGAACTACACGCCCCCCGGTGGTGTAAGTACAGCGATCAATGTTGTTATCGAGGGTTATTCATTCAACGTGACACCGCAACAAACAACAGTCACTTTTGATATGAGCCCGTTGCAGTATTACCAATTCTTTACACTTGACTCAACTTTTCTAGGTATTTTGGACACCAGCCGTTTAGGTTGGTAAAGGAGAAAATATGGCTATCAACCCAAACACAGACTTTTCGTCAGGTGCCGTTCTGACAGCTGCACAGCAGAACCGTTTTCCTCGTGGGGTCATGGCTCGAAATGAAGTAACAGCGAATGACGCCACAATCACGGTCGAGGAAACGCAGATCACGGGCTCATCATTTACCGCCGTAGCAAACCGTTACTATCGAATTACCTATTACGAACCACAGATAGGGTTGCCTGCAACAGCAGGCGCTTTTGCTATTGCAAGAATTAGACTCACTAACCTTACCGGGACACAACTGCAACTAGGAATCGTACAAAATGCGCCTGCTACAGGAGTAAGTTACAGCCAGCCAACTGTTTGGGTTGGGACACTTACAGCAGGTTCAACCGTCATCGTAGGAACCCTTGCATGCTCAAGCGGAACGGCCACTGCGACCCGTAGCGCCACACAACCCGCACAACTTACCGTGGAAGATATTGGGCCAGCCTGATGAAAAGCCTGATTGTCGCCGCCGCTCTTATTATTGCAATGACTTTCGTAATCACCTCATGCAACGACAGAACCCGTGAAACCTGTGTCAACCAACCAACAGCCCCAAGGTGCAACCCATGAAACGCCTTAGCAATTCCGAGATTAAAGCTCGACTTATTCTTATCGTCGGTATCGCGTTAGCGGTCGCGTTCCTAGGTTCTACCGCCGCTCTTTTATATGGCTTGTTGTTTGTGGTGCAACCGTTAGACGTTTCACCCAATGACGAAAGCGCGTGGTCGCTACTCAGCCCCATGATGCTGTTCCTCACTGGCGCACTATCAGGTATCCTCGCCTCAAACGGCCTCAAAGATAAGGACCAAAAAGATGACTAGCAGACCGTACACAGGCAACAAAGACGGCAACCACCCGACAGAACGACCCGGCACGAAACGGTTTGTCGACTATATGGAATACCTTTTCGGCATGAAATCGTTGGGCATCTACGCCAACCGACCAATGCGCGGATCAGCCAACCTCAGTGTTCATGCAACGTGGAGGGCCGTAGACCTCAAAGGCAAAGGCACGCCCAAACAGAACGCGGACGCCCGTAAAGCCATGGTTGAATTTCTGTTTACTCACCGCGACATTTTGGGCATAGAAGAAATCCATTGCTACGACGGCGTAGGTTGCCCGATCCCAAACCTGACCAAATATGGCGGTGGCTACCGATGCGACCGCGACGCTTGGAAGGCTTGGACCCCACAAAAGAACGCAGGCACCCCGATGGGCGATTGGACCCACGTAGAAATTTCTCCCACAATGGCAGATTCTGCGACCCTAGTGGATAAGGCTTTTGCCAAAATCTTTGCGTAGTGCCTTGACATTCGGCTTGGGAGTCGGTCAAATGACTGCAACCCAAGTGCGTCCCCCAATAGGTGGACCCCGACCGCAGGAGGAAAGCAATGCAACAATC